TCAACCAGAAAGTGGTTTGTCTGGGGTGACTCACACAAGACAGCAATCTCTTACGGAGCCCAAGACACAGGGAGAAAAGTTGTTCTTGTTGAAGATATTATTTCCGCGCATAAAGTTGGACGAGTTGAAATCGCAGTTCCTCTCTTCGGAACAATGATTCATGCTTGTCACTATAACCTACTAAAACATATTGGCTTACCCGTTGTACTGTGGTTGGATCAAGACCAAGATTCCTACACCAGAAAGAAAGCAACACAGATCAGCATGGTCACTGGTCTGCCAGTGGAAATTGTCTCCACCAAAAAAGATCCTAAAGCAATCCCAGTTGAAACCATCAAGGAGATCCTAAATGTCTAAGTTTATTGAAGTAACTACTGTCAAAAATGCCCAAGTTCTTGTAAATACAGAACATATCACTATGGTAGAGATCCTTCCAGCTGCATACAATATGGATCAGAAGACCGTTCTTAGCACTACACACCGAGACCTACCTAGACTGATCATCACAAATGATTACAATGATGTAAAAAAGTTCTTGACAACATGAAAAAAGTATGCTACAATAGGTATACACTACTTCAAAACAACATGAATGAACAATCTTGAACTACTACTACTAAGACTACTACTATATAATAATAATTATATTAAATATAAACACTTAATAGATTATAGTTATATTAAAGAATATAGTATAGAATTATATTATATATATAAAGCATTAGGTGATTTATATGAAGTAACTAATGCAGCAACGCTGCAAGATTTAGAAGCATATTTCTTTTCAAAGTATCAGAATAATGCTGATAGATACAAGGTATTGTTCGACTCTCTAAAAGAGATCGAACTATCTGATGAGGTTGTAGAGTCAGTTCTCACTGACTTAAACAAGAAGAAGAATGCTCTCCTGCTGAGTGAAAAAGCATTTGCGTTCACGCAAGGCAGAGCTTCTATCGAAGATATTACCTCCGCATATGACTCGATTTACACTCCTGTAATTCAGGAAGACGATCCAGATGAATTCGTTAGTACTGATATCGAGGACTTAATTAATGGCACTGTAGTCCGACCTGGACTAAGATGGAGGTTATCCTGCTTAAACAAATCACTTGGCTCTTTACGCCAAGGCGACTTTGGAGCAGTATTCGCAAGGCCGGAAACCGGCAAGACAACATTCCTATCATCTGAGACAAGTTTCATGCTTGATCAACTATCCGCAGAACGTCCACTACTCTGGTGTAATAACGAAGAGCAGGGTGGTAAGGTTATGCTGCGTATAGCACAGGCATACTTCGGGCTCAGACTTGACCAGCTACGTGCCAACATGCGTGAGGTCAAGCTACAGTTCCAAGAACGTGTTGGGGATAAGATTAAATTCGTAGATAGTGCTGCAATCGACAAAGCGTATGTCGAAGACCTAATGGCTAAACATAATCCAGGTCTGCTTGTATTTGATCAGATGGATAAAGTCAAAGGCTTCAAGGCAGAGAGAGACGATTTGCTATACGGAACAATCTATCAATGGGGACGAGAACTCGCAAAGCAATACTGCCCAGTGATCAGTGTATGTCAAGCCGATGGCACTGCTGAAGGATCAAAGTGGTTATTCATGAACCACATGGCACTGGCTAAGACCTCAAAACAGGCTGAATGCGATTGGATTCTCGGTATCGGTAAGACTCATATGGATGGAGCAGAGAATATGCGCTACCTGAACTTGTCAAAGAACAAGCTCGCAGGAGATGCTGACTCTAATCCTGACCTGAGACATGGTAGGTTTGATGTTCTCATCCGACCTGAAATTGCAAGATACGAAGATATCGTAATATATGATTAATCTGGAATTTGAAGCCTACTCTGAAGGTAGAGCTTGCTATCATAGTGGGGTTACAGATAACCCATATGATGTAGAAACACAGTACTCACTATGGGAAGCATGGTTCGATGGCTTTGGTGACGAACAACGTCGTGACTCGGAGGCTAAGATTGGAGAATGCGGTACTTAATCTTTGACGGTGAAACGTCAATCAAAAATAAAGGTAATCCATTTACCCATGGAAATTTTCTTGTGTCTTTTGGCTGGGGTTTTCTTGACTCTGACCATCTTGGGTTTACTTATTATAGGGATGCTGACTTTCTATCCAGTTTCACTGCGGCTTTGGCTGAAGCAGAAGTCATCGTCGGAGTAAACATCAAGTTCGATATCCACTGGTTACGTAAATACAACATTGTAATTCCTGAGCACGTTAGAGTCTGGGACTGTTCTATTGCCGAGTTCATTATGTCTGGCCAGAAGTCCGTGCTTCCATCTATGGATAAGATGTGTGATCTATATGAGTTACCAAATAAACAAGGTGGGCTGGAAGAATACTGGAATGCCGGCATCTCTACGGAGGACATTCCATACGACATTGTTAAAGGATACCAACTAGGTGATATCGAACGGACTAAACAGATATTCAAAGCGCAGCAGGCTGATACTCGTCTGCATAAAACACCAAACCTTGAGAAACTAATCTATCTTGATGGTGACGATTTACTCGTACTACAAGATATGGAATACAACGGAATCAAATATGACATTTCAAACTCTATTTCAAAAGCTGAAGTTCTGGAAGAAGAAGCCAGAACCCACACTTCCTTCCTCCTGGGACTTAGCGCAGACTCATCAATCAACTTCGGTAGCCCAGATCAACTATCCGCTTTCCTCTTTGGTGGCGAATACGAAGTTACCACTACCGAGTTACAAACAATGGTCTACAAATCAGGACCAAGAAAAGGTGAAGAATACACCCGTAACGTCACCACAGAGCGCATACGAATCAAACACACAGGGTATTTCAACCCTCCTGTTGGGAGCGAGCTTGCTAAGTCAACAGCAGAGCGACCAGTCTACTCTACCGCAGACGGAGTATTGTCTCAATTACGATGCGTGTCAAAGTTCCAGCGACGTATCATCGAATCCCTGCAACGATTAACTGAAATCGAGAAGCTAACTGGAACCTATCTCAGAAAGCTTCCAAAGCTCATAGAGGACATGAAATGGGGCGAGTACCTACACGGCCAGTTCAACCAAACAATTGCTGCCACGGGCCGTTTAAGCAGCAGCAAACCAAACATGCAGAACAGTCCTCCAATATCAGACCAGATGTTAATTACAAGATGGTAAATGGAAGAAAATACTACATACAATCTTGTTGAAAGATTACGAAAAAGAGCTGAAATAAGAAGACAGATCCAAACAAGGAAGTCAGTTCAAGAAGGAAAACCAGATCGTATTGCTGATCTACTAGAAGAGGCAGCATTTCGTATCGAAACACTAGAGTCTTACATAAAAGGATTCTAATTAATGGCTAATATATTTGTGTTTGGTAGCAATCTATTAGGTATTCATGGCGCAGGTGCAGCAAAACACGCTCGCCATTTTTATGGTGCAGAAGTAGGTGTAGGTGTTGGGAGAACTGGAAACTCTTATGCAATTCCAACTAAAGCAACACCGTCAAAAACTTTACCACTTAATGAGATTAGAGGATATGTACAACAGTTTTTAGAGTATGCTAACTCTAGATATTGGGAAACCTTTAATGTTACTGCGATTGGGTGTGGCTTAGCTGGGTACACACCAACGGATATTGCTCCTATGTTTAGTTGGTGTCCAGAAAATGTTAATTTACCACAAGAATTTTTAAAAGTAATACATGCTAATAAATGTTGATGTAAAAAGTTTGGAAGTTTATGTAGCATGTGACCTTAGTGGAGATAAAACTCTATATGACGAGCTAATGATTCCTGGTAACGATATGCATACAAACAATCAGAATGCATTCGGACTACCAAGTAGAGTCATTGCGAAAGTATTCGTCTTTCGGTTACTATACGGAGCTTCAGCATACGGGTATACAGTAGACCCAGACTTTACTCCCATTTCTAGAAAAGAAAATTATTGGCAGGATGTTATCGATGCATTCTATGCCAAGTATCCATCAATTGCCTTATGGCATAAACGATTATTGAAAGAAGCACAAACAAATGGTTTTCTATCTATTCCTAGTGGCCGATATTATCCTATTGTTCCTACTGTATCAGCAGGAGGTAGGGTCAAGTGGCCAGAGACTATCATCAAGAATTATCCTGTTCAAGGATTCGGTGCGGACCTCGTTAAGCTCGCTCGTATCGAAACTGCAAGGCGTTTTCGCCAAGAAGTAAAACGTGGGGTGCTGGTAGGCACAATCCATGACTCTATTGTGGCAGATGTTCCTGACGATGAAGTAGAACTTTCTTGTAAAATTATGAAAGAAAGTATTGCAAAAGTCCCAGAACTATGCTATAATATTTACAAGTACAAATTTTCTCTACCTATGCTATGTGAGGTTCAGGTAGGCCTCAACAAGAATGACATGAAGGAGTTTCATTTCGATGCAAATTAAAGTATTGAACGTAGACGTAAACGACGCCGGCTCTGGCCGCAACAAGTATCAAATCGCAGAAGTTCTGTATGATGACGGTAGTGATAAGAAGACCTTTAAAATCTTCAGCTTCGTCAATCCTACAGTATTCAAAACAATGTCTGGAGCTAAGAACGGTGACGTGTTCACAATTACAACTGGTAAAAACGATAAGGGCTATACTACTTGGGAATCTGCTACGTCTGGTGCCAGTGCAGAGGCACCTGCTGCGTCAACCAAGTCTACAGGCAACACATTCGGTGGTCGTGACTTCGAGAGTAAAGAGGAGCGTGAGATTAAACAACGATACATTATTCGTCAATCTTCCTTATCTAACGCAATTGCCGTCCTCACTACTGGAGCTAAGAGTCCTCCCGATGAGAAAGCAATTCTGGATCTTTCGGACAAGTTTGTAAACTACGTCTTTGAGACAGCAGATATCTTCTCAGAAGACTTCCCACAAGACATCCCTCACTAATGATTGATCTAATCTGGACATGGTTCAAGAAGGCAGTTCCTGAACCTACGGATAAGAATCGTGCAGTGCAGTACGGTGTTCATCTTGAAGAAATAAATGAGATGCTAGCATCTATTGATGCAGCACAGAATGAAGATATTCTTTCTGTATCGGAGTATTTTAAGAAGTATTCAAATAATCTAACTCCAATAAATGAGGAAGATTTTCTAGACTCTCTGTGTGATCAGATTGTTACTGCTGTTGGAGTAGCCTACATGATGGGTTATGATATTCGTGGTGCTCTAGCTGAAGTCAACCGTAGTAACTGGTCTAAGTTTGAGAATGGTGAACCTATCTTTGATGAGAATGGTAAGATCAAAAAGGGTCCAAACTATTCTCCTCCTGATTTGAAAGCATATCTGTGATTAACGTTGCCTATAAGACCGCACAGCATAGTACATTTCATAAGCATAGACTTGGAGCAGTAATCGTCAGGGGGCACCGTGTATTAGCCGCTGGATCAAACTCCATTCGTTATTCTAAAGAAATTGGCAAGAGTACCCTGCATGCAGAAGAAGCCGCCATTATTAAAATGCTGAAGTCTCGTAGGCAACATCTACTAGTAGGATCTGACTTATATGTTACAAGAATTCTACCAAGTGGCCGTCTTGGCCTATCTAAGCCTTGTCCACGTTGCATGGAACTTATCACCGCTGTGGGAATCAATAGAGTCTTCTACACGAATGACGCTGGCTCTGTGGAGTGCTTCAAATGCTAAGACTGACGCTTGAGCTTCTTCCCTATGGACAAGAGAAATCCAAGAAGCTTCTGAAGAAGATCGAAATTGCTAATGACGGTAGAGCCGAGAACTTTATTCACTACGGCGACTACAAAGTCAAGATCAATGATAATGCTTACACAGAAGCTAAGTGGAAACAAAAATATATTACCGCTTTTCCAAGAGAAAAGTATGACGCACTATACCTATGCTACCTAGTATTAAGAAAGATGGTTCATGAGGACAGAGACATTACCCCTATCGACACTAAAGCAGAGCTGGATCGAGAAGCTTCTAGTGGACCTGGACATAGTTATATACAGGACGGCGTGTGTGACGTGGGAGGAATCGGCTATACAAAACGCGGCCCTTATGGTCGCAAACACTCTTGACTTCATTGCTGACGAGTGTGGGATTACTGATCTGGATCTGTTTCTTTCTGGTGACAATAATTTCAGAAAGAAAATATATCCAGAATACAAATCCACTCGAAAAAAGAATGAGCGACCACCCGTTCTGGTACCACTTAAGGAACTATGGAAAGAGAATTTTACTGTCTTCCAAGAGGATGAACTAGAAGCTGATGATCTATTAGGTAAAGCACAGGATATTACAACTTGTATTGTCAGCATTGATAAAGACATGCTGATGATTCCTGGGTATCACTACAACTACGTAAGAAATGAACTCTATTTCGTCAGTGATTTTAACGGTATCTATAATTTCTATTATCAGCTCCTTATCGGTGATCCTACTGACGATATTAAGGGGGCTAAAGGGATTGGCAAAGCCAAAGCAGTAAAGATTTTACAAGATTGTGAAACTGAAGAAGAAATGTTTAATGCAGTGTATCCTTACTTTACTTGTTATGAGGAGTTGGATATGAACGCTAGACTAGTTTGGATTCAGAGGAAAGGAAGAGAGAATTGGTATGACGCCAGCTTCATGCAAGGCAAAAGGCCGTGCCCTACAGAAACTTGTGAGGGATTTGATTCTGAAGACATTCCCTGGTCTTGAACCAGATGATGTAAAAAGCACCTCAATGGGTGCTGGAGGGGAAGATATCCAGCTAAGTCCAGCAGCGCGGAAGATTCTCCAATACAATATAGAGTGTAAGAACAAAGCTAAACATGCTGTCTACACTCACTATGAGCAAGCAAAGTCTCATGGTAAATACGAACCACTTTTGATTATTAAGATGGATCGTAAGGAACCTCTAGCTATCGTTAGCCTAGAGCACTTCATTAAACTAATTCAGGAGAATAAAAAGAATGAGAGTTCAAGTAACAACCCGCAATGAAGATGGCTCTATTGCATTCGATGGTACGATCAATAAAGCTGAAGTTACAACCCTACTACAGTATGCTATTAATAACCTGATGGCTATGGGGTTTGTAATGGATCTTAGTGATTTAGCAGAAGACGATGATGAAACCATTCGTATTCAATCTCCGAGTAATAAAGGTAAGATGAATTGAGACACATTGTAATTCCGGATTGTCAGGTTCGTCCTGGCGATGATACAAAATACTTAGAACGAATCGGTAAATACATTGTCGAACTTAAGCCAGATGTTGTGGTCCAAATTGGTGACTTTGCGGATATGCCAAGCCTATCCTCATATGACGTGGGTAAGAAATCTTTCGAGGGCCGTAGGTATAGAGCTGACATTGAAGCAGCAAATAATGCTATGGCGACTTTACTACAACCATTACAAGACTTCAATAAAAGGGCTATACGGAACAAGGAAAAACAGTACCGGCCTAAGCTTGTACTCACATTGGGCAACCACGAAGACCGAATCTCAAGAGCGGTAAATAATGATCCAAAGTTGGATGGAACGATTGGTTTATCGGATCTTAAGTATTCCGATTATGGATGGGATGTTATTCCTTTTCTTCAACCTGTTGTCATTGATGACGTTGCCTATTGCCATTATTTTACAACTGGTATAGCAGGTCGTCCTTCAACCTCTGCACAAGCTCAACTCGCTAAACAGCATATGAGTTGCATTGCTGGTCATCAACAAGGACTACAAATTGCTACTGGTCATAGAGCAGACGGCTCTAGACTTACTAGTATCATTGCTGGTTCCTGTTATGAACATGATGAGGACTACCTTGGTCCGCAAGGTAATAAACACTGGAGAGGGATTTTAGTACTACATGAAGTACAAGGTGGTCAGTTTGACCTAATGCCAATCTCACTAAATTATTTGGAAAGACGCTATGGCTAATGATGTAGATGCAGTCCTAGAAGAACGTGGTAGTCGATATGGTAGGTTTACTGGGCACGCTGGTGTGACCCAGCAATTAAAGAAAACCATAATGATTGCCCTAGGTTCTAGAGATAAGAAGTTAGCTGATGACCAACAGGAAGCTCTAGACATGATTATGCATAAGGTCGGACGAATTATCAATGGGGATCCTAACTATGCTGACTCTTGGATTGATATAGCTGGTTATGCTAAACTAGTTGCAGATCGTTTAGATGGTATTGAGAAGTGAGATACGAACAACCATATGTAGAGACTAGCTCTGGGAAGAAGGTTCACTTCCTGGAGCCTGATCCAGATTCAATTGATATTAAGGATATTGCACATGCACTCTCATCTATTCCCAGATTTAATGGGCATACTTCTAAATTTGTATCTGTGGCTGAGCACTCATGGAGTGGTGCAAGATACATCCAAGATGATCTGAAGCTAGCCATGCTTTTACATGATGCGTCAGAAGCGTATCTATGTGACATCCCTAGTCCAATTAAACAGTTTCTACCTGACTATAAGAAGATTGAAGACGGAATGATGTTAGCTATTGCTGCTAAGTTTGGATTTGAATATCCGTTACATCCGATCGTTCATCATTATGATTTGGCTCTGCTTAGTAATGAAGCCCATTGGCTTCTACCAAGTCGTGGTAATGACTGGGGAACATGGCGGGCTACTAAACGCCCGATTGTGTCTCCAGAGTTTAAGCCTTTATGCTTAGACTCTAAAACCGCTAATAAAGTATTTCTGGATTTGTTTTATGAGCTACAATGATCTATCTGACTTAAGAAATAAACTAGCAGATTTAGATGAAGTAACTCTTATCGAACTACTAGAATTAGATACAGATGATATCCTGGACATGTGCTGGGATCGAGTGCAATCACTACAACATAAACTATTTCAATATGTCAAAGAAGAGCAGGACTGAATACAAGAATAAAGAGAACGATAACCGTAAAGGTAAGATTGGTTATCAAGAGCGTCTAGTAGACGAACAAATTGCTGAGGATGAGATCAAGTACTTCATCAATGAAACTGTAAACTATGAAGACTTCTTTGAGGATGTAAGGAACAAGCTACAATAAATGACACAAAACAAATTACAATCATTACGAAGCCAACTTATAACTCGAAGGACCTACAATCGGCCTAAAGACGAGTCTGGTAAGCTATTTGAGACATTTGAAGAAACAGTTAATCGTGTTATTGAACACCAGCAATGGCTCTGGATGCGTGTTGCTGGACCACTTGATAACTCAAAGATTGATGAACTTCTAGAACTTCGTCAGCTTATGCTTGAACGAAAGGTTCTAATGTCTGGTAGAACACTCTGGCTCGGTGGGACAGAGATTGCTAAACGACGAGAGGCCTCACAGTTTAACTGTAGCTTTACAACAGTAGAAACAATCCATGACCTAGTGGATGTTCTATGGCTGCTAATGCAAGGCTGTGGTGTTGGATTCCGTCCCATCATTGGACAGTTGACTGGATTCCAAAAGCCTATCAAAGAAGTAGAAATCATTCGATCCACAAGGAAAGAAAAAGGTGGAAAACAAGACAACTTCGAGTCCTACAACATCGAAACCAAAACCTGGACAATCCGAATCGGAGACTCTGCAGAAGCCTGGGCAAAGAGTATTGGTAAGCTGGCCGCACATAAGTTTCCCGCCGATAAACTTGTGGTCAGTCTGGAAGAGATTAGACCAGCGGGAGAACGCCTCAAAGGATACGGATGGATAAGTTCTGGTGATGCTGCGATTGCTACAGCATACAAAGCAATCATTGATATCTTTAATAAGCGTGCCGGGTCTCTTCTTACTCGTATTGACATTCTCGATGTGGTTAACTGGTTGGGAACTATCCTATCTAGTAGACGATCTGCTGAGATTGCTCTTTTTGAAGTAGGTGAAGATGAATGGCAAGAGTTTGCAGTTGCTAAACGCAATTGGTGGGAAGGAAATATTCAACGTGCTCAAAGTAATAACTCACTCCTGTTCACCAAGAAGCCATCGAAGGATGAACTTCAAAGTATCTTCGATCTCATGGTGGAGGCTGGTGGTAGTGAACCAGGGTTTATCAACGGTGTTGCGGCTACGAAAAGGGCGCCATGGTTTAAAGGTGTCAACCCCTGTGCTGAGATCCTACTGGGTAATAAATCATTCTGCAACCTGACAGAAGTAGATGTAGCTAAATTTAAGGGGGATTCTAATGGACTTAGACGTGCCATCCACTTGGCGGCTCGGGCTAATTACAGACAGACCTGTGTCAACTTACGTGACGGAATTCTGCAAGAAGCATGGCATCTTAATAATGAATTCCTCCGATTATGTGGTGTCGGTCTCACAGGAATCGTCCGGCGACCCGATCTGGCAGCATATGATTATGCTGAACTGCAACGAACAGCAACTGCTGGTGCTTACGGAATGGCTGACGAACTCAGTCTACCACGGCCCAAAAACGTTACCACGATCAAACCGAGCGGGACACTATCTAAAGTCATGGACACTACAGAAGGTGTACACAAACCACTTGGCAAGTACATATTCAACAATGTCAACTTCGGTAGGTTCGATCCTTTAGTACCCCTCTGCCGAGCGGCAGGATACAAGGTTATCGAGAATCCCTCAGATCCTGAAGCGGTTCTTATTACCTTCCCGGTAAAATGGGATGATGTTCCGTTTGACCATGTAGAAAGAGACGGGAAACTACTAGAGGTTAATCTAGAGTCTGCCGTCTCTCAGTTGGAACGATATAAGATGCTGATGCTGAACTGGTGTCAACAGAATGTATCTGCTACAATCAGCTACTCAGTAGATGAAGTTACAGCTATTATTGACTGGTTACTTGAGAACTGGGATTACTACGTTGGGGTATCATTCCTATTCCGTGCTGATCCTACAAAGACAGCTAAAGATTTAGGATATCTGTACCTCCCACAAGAAGTAGTTACCAAGGATGCTTATGATGCTTATGTGTCTTATATCCAACCTATTGAGCTGGATAAAGCTAATGACATTGATGCAGAAATTGAAGATGATTGCGCTTCTGGAGCCTGCCCTATCAGGTAGTCTATGACCCATAATGAATTACTACAGATTGTACGGTATATCCCAGAGACTGGAGAGTTTATTTCTTTACCTGGAAATAAGTACTCTAATCAACCGGTAGGAAACCGGCTTGGGACCGTACATAAAACAAAAGGGTATAGGTATATTACTATAAAACATAAGACGTATAGAGAGCATAGGGTTGCTTTTTTCTACATGACTGGGAAGTGGCCTGATGATCAGATTGATCATATAAATCAAAATAAAGCAGATAATAGGTGGATAAATCTTAGAGAAGTTTCTGCTGCAACTAACTGCCAAAATAGACCCATGTTTAAAAATAATAAATCTGGGTATACCGGTGTTGTTTGGAACAAACAGTGCCAAAAATGGCAAGTAAACTGCAGGGCTAATAGTAAGATATTCTACCTTGGATTATACGCTAATCTAAGCGAAGCTGCTAAAGTAGCTACCGACTTCTACTCTTCTCTTAAGGATTAAATGACAACTATTGCACTAAATAAAAATGAAATTGCTTGCGATTTACAATTCACTCATCCATCAGGTTACAAGTTCAAAGGCACTACTAAAGTGCATCAAATTTATAATCCTGCTGTCTATCCCAAGCCTTTTTATGTTGGCTTTGCTGGTTCAGTTACTGCTGGTCAAGCTGGTCTTAATTGGCTTATTGATCCCGTTGGTAAGCCTCCTAAAAGTGGTGGAGCAGAATTTGTTGTCTTAACAGATGATAAAAAGATGTTTACTTTTACCAATCCTGCTAGTTGGATTGCTATTACTGATCCTCATTATTCTATTGGAAGTGGGTCTCAGTATGCAGCAGGAGCTATGCAAGCTGGTAAAAGCCCGTTGGAGGCAGTAAAGATTGCATCTAAGTTTGATCCTAATACTGGTAATGGTTATAAAACCTTTAGCACAAATGAAAAAGGGGCCACGAAGGCCCCTAATAAATTAAGCAAGGAAGATACTCTTCTCCAAGCTTCGACGTTTGACTAATCCTGGTTGTACTTTCCCATTATCAAAAACCCACTTCGGGAACTCTTCAGCAGCTCCCACATAATCTTTTAGATTAAGTTTCTTGAGGAGGGTCGATTTATTAAATTGACCTTCTCCAAGATTATATACGAAATCTACTAGAGCATCAAATTGGTTCTGTGTTAACGGAACTTTCACAAGCCTATTTACTGTATCAATAGCAGATGCAACGTCTGCTTTCAGTAATACAACGGCATACAACTCATCCACTGTATCGAATTTAGTTACTGGTCTTCCATTAATTCTGGTAGTACCATAACCAACTGTCCACACACCACCTGTGTCCTGATAAGCTTTACTTCTAAAGCCCTCAGAATCTTTTACAAGTTGTAATCCATTATCACTTAATACCATAGCTATCCTTATAGTTCTGGATTTGACTTAGCTTCTGCATACGCAGGATTGCTCTCTCTTTTGCTGGAATGTTCATATTGATAATCTTTCTATCAATAGCTGTTTCCAACGCTTGAGCAGCCACGTCTGGATACTGTTTAAATAGTCCACGTATAGCAATAGCACTAGGCTTCCTATCATTAAGTGCAGCAGCAGCAATAGACTCACTTAGATTGTTAATAATCTTTGTATCCATCGCGTTCTTCTTACTATTATGATAGTCCATGTCTCTTTGTCTAGTCTCTTTCAGAGAAGCTACACCAAGAGCCTTATATAGCTTATCTGTACCAGTACGCTTGTATCCTGTCTCTTTACCCGTCACAGGTGAGATTGTCATCCCACTCTTGTTGGTAAATGGACCATACGCAGCAATCGTACCTTGCCCCACTCCGGCAGGAGCTATAGCATAGGCTGCTTTAGCAAGTCCAGTAGTATCTCCTGCTATAGTGTCAGCCAAACCCTTTCCAACTGCACCAATCGTATTAGCCGTGTCAGCTATCATGCCGACACCTGGCATAGATGGAGTAAGCTCGAATCTAGATCCTAGATCCATTGGTTCCTGATTCTGTCCCCCACTTAGTAGAGAAGCTACTTTACCTGACATAGCTGAGGCTACACCTGATTCGGCTGTAGTTCTAGCAAAGCTTCCAGGTTCTCCAACTCCGTTACCAATATCCATTACCATTCTACGAATGTCAGGAATAAACTGATTCCACTTAGGATCAAAGTCTGGACCGATTCCAGGTGTCTTTTCACCAGTAGAATGCTCTTCCAAGTAATCCTGTATGGCGATTAAAGCAGCAATAGGAATTGCTCCCTTTAGGCCAGTAGTAACAGCATTAGTACCTATAGCTATGGCTAGTGGTGACCAGTTGTTATTCTTCCTTCCTTCATGCACAAATGCTCCAAGAGTATTCGCAGCATTGATTAGGTATGATTGAAGTCCACTACCTAATGTACCAACAGCACCAGTATCTTGGATTAAAAAGGGCTTCTCACTTGGTCTGAAGTCTACCATAGAGGCATTCATAAGATGTTCTGCTTCTCTGAATAGTTCCATCCTATTGCTAAACTTACCAGACTGGTCTAGATGATGTACAAATGACATAAAAGCAGAAAAGTTAGCTGCCTTGTTTGTAATTTGATTCATACCCCTACCGGCATTGATTACAGGGGTTAGTCCTGGAATATCCTTACTATTAATATCTAGGTGTTCATCAAACGGAGATAGATCCAGAATGAAGTTGTCTTCTGCATACTTAGTAGCTTCTCTGCCTAGGTCAGTTAGAGCTTGTCTGCTCTTAATTCCTAGACGATTACCATAGTGCTCAGCAAGTCCACCAAGGGTGTCTGCTGTGCTTAACAGTAGTGTTTTAGTAGCATTATGAGGATATCCATCCAGAGACAGCTTACGATGATATGGTAGGGTGTTAATAGGCTGCATAGCATTCTGTACAGCATTACCTGTGTTGAGTGCCATTACCTTTGTTACCCACATAGACTTTAGCGTCTGTGATCCACGACGTAGAGAAGAACCAGATAACCAAATCGGATGCATCAGATAAGATTCTAGATTACGTGTGATCTGTGGGCCTTGTCCCATAGCACGATCTAGATACTCATTAACATACTTAACAGAGTCAGGAGACTGCTTCATGATTTGTTCATCACGAAGGATACCTTTTAGCTGTTCTGAGGCAGTATTGAGTTCTGACCAACTGAAAGCATTCTTAGCATAATTAAATTGATGATCGAAAAGATCCGTTGCATTTTGTACAGGATCTTTCCATGGGCGATCACCTTCAAATCCACGGATGTTTGCCTTAGATTTGAAATGCTGGAATTGTTGAAATGCTTTTACATCTTGAGCAGAATCTCTAGCGAGCATCACTTCTTTAATCTTCTGAGCAATTGGTTCATCACCAAACCGCTGGATTAGAGATGCATATGCTGATGCAGGATCTTCATGAACATCTGAGCCCTTACGAACCTCAGCTTGTGTCCTAGAAGGGTCAACTTCTGGAACGTTCTTATGAATCCATTCGATGGCTTTATTCTGATCCCATTTAGATTTATCCTTAAGCATCCATACAAGCTTACCATCTTTATCATATAGATAAGTGGCGTAGTCACCAACACGTCTAGAGGAGAGATAGAAATCAGCCTCGCTTAAAGGCTTCAGTCCTTTAGCTTCAAGTACCTTCGTCTGAGCATCATAAGCAGCCTTAAACATCTGTCTAACCAGCTGATAGCTAGTAACCTGTTTAGGAGTAAATCCAGCATTGAGTAGTTCACTAGGAGTATATGTAGTTCTTTCAAACATCTCCTTTTTGAATAAGTTGGCAAGGTGCACGAACTGCTTTGGATTCTCTTTCTTTAATTCGATTAGAGCGTGCTGTGCAGGATCAACAAACTGTTTAACAGCTCGGTCTGTTCTCTTCTTAGCTGTTTGAACAAAGTCACTAGCTGTTCTGAACATGAAGTCTTTTGTAGTCGTGTATGTATGTGACATACCAGCACGAAGCTTTTCATTAAACAGCTTGGTATTCTTTCCTTCAGCTATAATCCTGGCTTTGACTTCATCCGGATTTGGATAGGTAGCAATACGGTTACCTTCTGTGTCCTGATGCCCAGGAATATTCCTGATAGGAGACCGTAGCTTCTCTGCAATGCCTCCAAGACCTTTAGAAATAGCATCGAAGTCAATACCACCACGTTGACTATTTGGAACATTAATCTTTCTTCCACCAAGTAGTGGAGCATTCTCTTGTCTAGCTCTTTCAGCAGCATTAAAGTCTAGGTTATGCTGTTTAGTAACTTCATACTCCAGTTGAGTCTGTCGTTCTTCTAACATACGCTGAGCTTCCGCTTGCTTATTGGCAGCAGCAACTTGTTCCTCTTTAGTAGCTTGACGCTGTGCTAGAGCTTGACGCTCTTGCTGTAGTGTGTCTACCTGCTCTTGTAGAGAAGAGACTTCATCCTTGATCTTAGCAGTACGTTCAGCATCATACTTGGAGTAGCCTGTATCTGCTTCTAGTTGTCGTTGACGTTCAGCAGCATTTAGATCCAGATTAGTTTGCTTTGTAGTTTCAAACGTCTGTTGTTGATTACGGGCTTCAATTTCTGATTGTGCTTTAGAGTATCTATCTTTTGCTAACTGCTCATTCATCCAAGGCATTACAGCTTCGGGATTAGGAGCATTATTTCTGATTGGTTCATGCCATCCAGTAAGCTGTGAGTCTACAATGTTAGACATAGCTCTTTCACCGGGAACCACAGCTTGCGGTTCTACAGGAACTTCAGGAGTTCTAACTGGTAGGTTATCTACAGGATTAACTTCTACCGGCTTAATATTACGAAGACCGGGATCAACCCGTTCCGCTAATCCCTTAGCTCCTCTAGCCAGCTTACCAGCAAATGGAATGGGTGCTAGATTACCCGCCATTCTAATAGCACCCTCTACATCTTGGTTTCCCATAGAGAGTTTATTAGCAGCATAATCAATTCCTTTCCCATAGTATTCGAAAGGCTTCATACCTTTTTCATAGACTATGTTGTTAGGAACTTGATTCCCAAAGGAGGGGGCATAACCTTCAATAGATTGCCCAGCGGCATTCCATAACTCATTAAGATTCATGTCTGGTCTAGCAACTTTTGACATAGCTGTAGCTGCTACTTGTACTGGAATCTTTGCAAAACCAGAAGCAATGTCACCCAGTAGGGCACCAGTACCTTTTGTACCTTCGATAAGATCATCTGTTACGGATGTATCTGGTGCCTTAGCAGCTAGTTTAGTAGGCTTCATGTTTGCTAGAACATGACTGATTTCCTCATCAGTAGCGTCATCAGGACCACTGAATTCGTAGGTGTTCCCTTTGTCATCATTGAATGAGTATTGCTTAGTGCCCATATATTTCCTTACTGTGTAGGATTACGTGTAAATTTTCTACCACCGATTTCAATAACCTGCTGCTGATCCTCTTTAGCCTTGACACCATTTACTGGTGGAGCGAGAGGTGCCGTCGTGGGTGCTCTATAAGAGAAGTTACCCTCATTAGCTGCCTTCTCCATATCAAGGGTAGGTTTGCCTTGAGACTTAAGCAGCTCTAGGTTGGCATAGAACTGTGCTCGTTCTCTGGCTTGAGCAGCCTGTGGTGATTTACCCTCTGTTTCAAGAGTATCAGCGATATTATTCCATTGAATAGAGGCTTGAGCCCAGTTCTTAGCTCCAGCCGATTGACTTGCTTTTGCTGCCCATTGTTCTCGCATAGTATCATATCGTAGGTTAGCAATATCCCATTGAGTTTGGCGGTTAGCTTTACCCTCAGATTGGGTAACATCAAGTCGCATCTTTTCCAACTCTTTAGCTCTAATATGCTCAGAGGTATCTAGAGCCATCTGTCTCCCACGTTGACGTAGTTTATTACGCCCGTCAGGGGTAGATAATGCTTGAATGATTTCAGGTGGAAGTGTTTGTTGTACATCTAGGGGAACTTGCTGCCCACCATCAACTAGGTCTGCCATATGGATCATTGATTGACCCATATTCCCAAGTTGTTTTACTTGGTCATCAGACATATTTGTTAGATTTCTTGATAACTTTGATTTAATATCAGAGTCTTGTGTAGCCTCCCCGATATTAGCATTAGTATTTAGAATTCTAGATTGAGCTTGCTTACCTGGAAGTTCAGCATTAGTGGTATTTAAGTTTGCCTGTTCTTGCTGTAACTTGATAGGATTTACTTGTTCTGTAAACTGATTAGCAAGAGTTTGTCTTTGCTGATCTAATCTATCTTGTGCTTCAGCATTCGCTTGTTGCTGCATTGTAGCATTCATTGCTGCAATACTAGAACCACCATAGATTTCATTAAGATTATTTGGATATTGTGCTGGCATTAAAAACTACCCCAGATTTCTTTTACCTTATCCCAGCCGCCTTGTGCAAGATTTGAACCACTACCTTGGCTTTGACCGCCTGGTTTAGCAGGTGCGAAGATACTCTTTAAGTCAGCAAATTGGCGACTACGAGCAGCTTGTTGTTGGGCAATAGAACCCTGCATTGCTTGAGATGTAAGCATGTTTTGCATCGGAGCAAGACCAGCCTGCTTTTCAGCCAGCATAGCTTGCAGTTGAGTTTCTCTACCACCATATTGAGAACGACGACCTGAAGCAGCATCTTTACGCTCTAGTTCTTGGCGTAGTTGTTGTGCATATGGGCTATTGTTTGAGTACAAATTAGACAGTTGATTGATCTGGTTATTCATTTGATCTTGATACTGTCTATTTGCTTTTGCTGCTCTATTATTGAGATAGAGAGATCCTAGAGTATCAATAGCTGGTCCTAGGTTACCATTAGCACTACCAGCTAAACCATTAGCTACTGCACCAAGGTTTGGATTTAAAATTGATAATCCAGCACGTCCAAGTTTACCGTATCCACTATTTAGGTATCCGCTTAGTTGGTCCATTAGTCCAGGTGCTTGAGGACCAGGGATGGAATTCTCTCCACCAGGAATACCATAGGAACCATATCCTAAACCTCCTGTGTCGGGAGACTGAGCACCAGTACCATAAGTACCCGTTCCAAGTGTACCAGGATCTGGATTCATATATGAGTTGTCAGGTAATTGGTAATCGCCCACGTTATTTCCTTGTGTTATGTTTCCTACATTAGAAGCAGTGGTAGCTCCACTATTATAGTAATCAGATGGGGTTACTGTAGTACTACCTCCACCCGGTAAAGCTTCTTGATATGTATTTGAATCTGATGGAACAGTTCCTGAAGAGTTAGAATTATAAACATCAGAACCAAGATTATATAGGTTTGAGAATGTCGCTGGACCGGAAGTTGCCCCATTGTTATAGTTTCCACCAGATAGTGCAGCATCAGCTTGATATGCTAATGACCCAGCACCTTGAAAAGGATTTCCTGTAGAAAGGGTATTGGCCCCGGCTTTAATCCAACCCCCGGTTCCAAATAGATCATCCCCCTCTTGATTCCATTGATCCAATCTACGTTGAGCTGGATCAGTGTAACTGTTTATATCAAATGGATCTCTCAAGGCGTTTTGCATAACATCCCCAGAGAATTGATAATTCTGTCCTAACTCATTAGTAAATGCTTTGGCATAGTTATCAATATTATTATATGTTCCCTGCCATGCATTACCAACAGTATCACCAATATACTGTCCGGCGTCTCCTATAGCATTTCCAGCCGTTTCTAAACCTGATGTAACAGAACCAATAGGATCTGATACAAAATCACTTAACCATCCCATATTAGTTCCTTATGTAAGTGTTACTGATTTTAACGTACCACCATCATTAACCCATAGTTTAACTGCTGATGAAGTAGTATTCTTATATAGTTTTGCAGTACTTGCTGCAATATCTGATGTAGTAGGATCAATAGTAGAGCTATATAGGACAAGATTTCCTATACCAGCAATTGCTGTGTGTTCAGCATTAGTAAGGTGGTAGTACTCTGCTGCTGTCCCACCTTGGATTGTAGTAAGCTTATTATGATCCCTTGATACAATATCTTCTATCTTAGAACCAGTAAAGTTAATATTAGTCCAAGAAATGGATGTAGCTAGATCATTTACTATCTTTCGTAGTTTTTCGTACCACACATTCCAGAATGCGTGGCCTGGTGGTACTCCTTGCGGAGACGGAGGTAAAATAGATGACATTATAGATTTCCAGTGCTTACCCACGTGCCGGGCGTACCAGCAACCGTGCAGAGCCATCCCTTTGGATTGCCCACTGCCGGGTTCGCGTTGTCGCATTTGTCGCCCTTCGCCCATGTGCCGGAGGCTGGAGCCGCGCCTGTCGTCGTGCTGGTGTTGGAGATCCAAGCCGCAGCGTTTTGCGCGATCTGGCAAGCAGTGGCTACGCCAGTTGTGGTGTCGGACAGGTAGATGATCCCTGTCTCGTAATCAACCCGATCGATGATGCCGCCGCCCGTGACGCCACTGGACACGGCGTATTCGTCCCCACCATTGAAATACTTGGCATCCGAAACCGTGGTGCATTGCAGCAAATAGCTGTTGAGCGTTGCCGCGATGCCTGTGGTTGGTGTCTTGTACCTGCGCCCATAACCATACTCTGTGGGGCTGCTGCGCTTGATGGTGGGGCCTTCTCGCCATTCAGCTTGTGCCAGTTGTGAGTCAGGCTCATTCAAGACGGTTTGGATACCGGCAATTACGCCATCCGATGGCAGGGTCACATAGGTAAAGTCGTGCGCCGTGTAGGTGGCATGGCGCCTGCCCGTATGCACTTCGGGGGCCAAGGTGAACGAGCTTGTGGCGTTACCTTTCTCATAGCTGAACGGATAGATGTCAGTCATGACATACAGCGCACACTTGGACACGCTGGTGTAGGTACTGGGGCCTACCTTTAGGCCCTTCACGCCTGCGTTGCAAAACACCGCATATTTCATTGTGTTGTAGAAGCACGCGCCTACAACTACATCGCCCACGTACCCGTCTTGCCCAACGGCACCAAGCTCAAGACCGATCCCGGATGATGGGTTTTCGTGATAGATAGGCTCCGCTGTGCCGATGGACACACACAAAGCAGAGTCCACTTTGATAGAGCCCGCATCGACCCCGAAGCCGTTCAGGCTGATGCCCTGGCCGTGCGGCTGCCCGGCAGGAACTGTAGTCGTAAAGTCTGGATCGCCGATCTTGACGGCATAGGTTCCAAGCGGATTCGCGTAGTTGCCGCCCCTCACCTTCAGGTCGTTGATCTGCACGCTGCTAGATGCCGCCGATGCTGACAGGTTGCAGGTGTTGGAGTTGAACCGGCAATCGTCCAGCGTCACGCTGAAGGTGCGAACCACGCCGCCATATTTGCAGTTGATGGCAGAGCAGTTGACGAGCGTCGAGCGAGAGGCATTAAGTCCCGATACGCGGATGCCAAGCGTGCCGTTAGCGGGGTCAGTAGATAACACACCCTCAACTCGTACACCTTCATGATGTGTTCGCGCTGTTACATCAAATACTGCAGCACCAGTGTTCATGCCAGATGTAATAAACTTCGATCCAGGATACATGATGGTATTACATGTCACACTCAGTCCAGCACCAGAAATCTTGAAAGTGCCCATCAGTATAAGAGTTCCGCTACCAACCGCCGCTATGGCTGAATTTAGTGCAGTGGTTGTATCCGTTGCACCTGTAGCGTCAACTCCTGTGAAGCTGCTTGCAAGATGTAGATCATCAATAGTAGCTTTAAGAGTTCTCCCCTGGTATCCAATTAATGCAGATCCATTTGTTGGTGTGATAGAATCGGATAGGTCTGTCCGAAGTGTTCCTGGTACTAGTGTATGTCCAGAATATATCGTATTATTTACATCATTTAACCAGGCTGATGTAATAGTAGTACCTGAGACAAAAGTTGTATCAGCCATTAAGAAGTTCCCATATTTAGATCAACCTCAAATCCTCGGAATCGTATTGGTTGGTTGTCAGAGTTAGTAAATACAAAAGCTCTTTTTCTAAATCCACCAAGTCTACGAATACTTGGTAGTTCTTGGTTCAGTGTAATAGAGTATGTATTGCTATATGTTTGATAATCGTCATCAGTCCATTTTAATGATATTGATGCTGAATTATTATTATCCACAAAAAGAGAAAGACGACCCATAAACTTCATTTGTAATGTATCAAAGTCTAAAGGTTCAGTTCTGATTGTCATAGTGTAGTTTGTGCCAGAGTCTGTAAATGTTCCAAGAGCAAACTTGATAACAGCATTATCATCTGGATTATACATGTAGGTATTAATTTCTGTTGTACTATATGCTACATCAAAGTATTTTATATTGAAAACAGTTCCAGTTTTATACTTCCAATTAGTAAAGAAATCTGTTCCAATGTTGTAGGAGAAAGTACTTCCACCTACTGTAAATATGTACATCGTATTACTATCGTAGGTTACAATAGCACCAGTCATCGTAGTGAAGTCTGTAATTCGAGACAAAAAGCGCTGAATCTGTTGATTACCAACTGGAGTTACTTTTGAGTCCTCAATAACAAATAAGTCTGGAGCACCGTTGTCATACTTACCAATCATGTAGACCTTATTACCCGATCTTATTGATCCACCTAAGTATCGTACCTGTTTATAAAAAGTATCGTTACGACCAAGTGGTGATCCGGAGGCATTAGCTGCATCATAGAAGTATTCGATTGATTCAGAACCAAGGGCTACAATATAGTTACTCATCCGTTCTATACGTAGTAATGAATCTGGAGACATTTCTGCACTAATATAATTTGATGGAGTCCAAGACAGTGGAGCATCATTATCTGAGTTATAGATATCTTGTGTTCCTGTTTTAACAACAAAGATGTATCCATCTAAGAATACAGGATGTGGGAGATGTGTAGGTAAGTCTGCATCAGCAGAAGTTGTAACAACAAACGTTGTAGAAATTTCACCTAGTTTAGTACCATCAGACCATACTACTGTGACATGGCCATCTGAGTATAGAAATTCTTCAAATCCTACTTCTCCTGTTGTAGAGGTTAGAGAAGCAGAAGAAGTAGCAGTTCCAATAGCATTAGCTACATTCCAGAAGTAAAATGTATTTCCTATAGCATATATTAAAGTATTTTGTTTCTGCCAGAAGTACATCCCTCTAAATTCAGAAGTAATTAAACTGGATGAGATACTAGTCTGAGTTCCTTGTCTTTTTACTACAGCCATATCTGACTGTTTAGTATCTTTATTCTTTAGAACTTCTATAATACAGTTCTCATACAGAGCATCATATGCAGTAGTACTTCTTAAGAATACGTCTTTTACTAAAGGAACTCTTTCAGTTTTATATGTTGAATACTGTGGATTACTAGAGAAAGGCATTATCTACTCAGTACTGGTTGTAAGAAGAATCCTGCATTTTCATTTCCTGTGGCCTTAGCCATTTCTAAATGCATCTTGGCTTCTTCTAATAGTTTTGATCTGTCCATTAATGGAACATTGTTTTCTACTGCTAGTGCAAGACCTGTAAAATAGATAACAGCATTATACCATTCTGTAGGGAAATCAATTGTCTGCGCAGCATCGGTAGCAATTTCTATTTCTGATTCACCCATTAGATGTAGTGTTTTATTTGCTACTGCTGAAGCATCTGGTGCAGGCCATAGAATTAATTGTCCTGTTGTATTTTGTGGTTCATAAACAATTTGAACTGGAGTTCCATTTGTACCTAATGGAAAGAAATTATAATTAAATACAGATACAATATTTAGTGGAATTTTTGAAGAACTAGCATTATCTTGTAACCAGGCTTGGTGTAATTTGAATAACTTAGCTGGTTGTGTTAAAGTATACCTAGCTTGTGTAGCTACCATAGGAAAAGTTATTTCTGACACTTTCCAAAGGTTCATTCCTTCTCCACGAAGTTCAGCAATTACAAGATTAAGAGCTTCAATACCTTCTGTGAGTTCTGTTCCATCTGCTGTCTGGCCTTTAGCCATAATTCCAGTCTTACGGTAAGCGGCATCTACTACCTGTTGTACTGTTCTCGTATACGTTGTAATTCCTGAAGTTGCCACGTTATTTTCCTTTAATTTTATCTACTGTTCTAGCAGCAGCATACCCAATATAACCTACTCCAAATAGTTGTACAAAGTCAGTTGGGATAGCAGCTAACCATGACTTCATTCCAGTTGCAATCGCGACAGCCATATCTGGTCTAAATGCAGACAGTATACCCATTGGGATTGAGGCTAGAATCATGATATACATTACGTACATAAAGGATGGTCTAGCCCTAGAAGTCCATGGATCAGAAGAGGATGCTTCTGTCACTATGGCTTTCATCCTCTCTGTTAATTCTGTCATTTCACCAGACTGCTGCATTTGTAGCAAAGCTAACTGAGCTTTAGTACGCTCTGCTTCTTGAGCAACCTTATCAGGAAATAATTTATCAATAATCTTTGATCCAAAATCAAATATAGAGCCTAATCCAGTTAAGTCAGCCATGGTGTTCCAATCATTTATGTTCCTGGGGTTAATAAGTAGTGTCCACTTACCCATAGAATAGATGTTGCAGTAAGGTTTGCTACTGGCATATTAGAAGCGGTAACATTACTACCTTCTTCATAAATATCTATAATATTAGTATTTGCATCCAGTCTGCCAAATGCATGTGTTCTAGAAGCGGATAGGGTCACATTCTGTAAAGCTACATTACAGACAATATTATTAAGAGTAACATTCTGACTAGTTGGTAAACCAACAAGATTAACTCTTACTGTACCAGTCATACCAGCGTCTAGTGCAGATACACGAACAACGGCATTAAAATGGACTATATTATCGATTCTAGTATAGTATCCATTTTGCCAAACATATGTATTTGCAGCCGTACCTCCAGTTCCCGTCAAAGTTGGTGTAAAACTAGTACTTTCATTTCTTACTAAGTTATATACAGTTCCGTTTATCGTTGCATTATCAAAATATTTTACACTACTAGAATTAAATACATTTCCTGTCGTTGGTAGAGTAGTATCAAGTACTCTTACAGTATGCAAAACATATCCAGCATTGATAATGTCAGTAGTACTTCCTGTACGGCATGATTTCATGATTAAGGTTGCTTGTGTATTGTCATACTCTACACCCTTAGTTCCATTAAAATAGCACGTTTCAGTTGTAATATTTGAGCCACTTCCTTTGATTGCTGGAACCGTACTACCACCCTCAAAGTATGTATCCTTAAAGCTACATGGATTAGCTGCTTTTAGGTAGACCTTTGCTATAGTCGGGCCTGGGTCGAATACACAGTCTGGGAAGGATAGCACTGATATACGAACAGCAGGATTAGCATAAACATCATAGTCTGTGTTACTACCCCAGTAGCATTGTGAGAACGTCACAGCATTGATATAACCATTATCACCACCATCTGTCAGTGGAGAGGCGTCTACTCCTCTCTTGCATCCACGGAACTCACACCCGATCATGCGGGCGTTGAAGATACTGTTGATGAACAGTCCAACCTTGGCCTGATAGAACCTCACATTGCGTAGGCGGATATTGCCGGTGAAGGTATACGTACCCCCTGTGAGAGAGGCTAGTGTTCCACTGGTGGCCGAGTCTCCGTAGATACGTAGGTTCTCCAGTTGTGTGTTTCCGGTAAGTGAGAAGAAAACGACATCCCCCGCAACTGACGTCTTACACAGAATACCAGGCTGATCGAGCGTGTCACCATAAATGATCACACCACGAGGGATACTCAGAGAACCTGTGATGATGTACTGGTTTCCTGTGTAGGGCACATAAATACGCATAGCTCCACTGGCCAGGGCTGCAACGAACGCAGCCGTATCATCTGTGACTCCATCTCCTTTAGCACCATAGTCTTTAACACTAACTGAGTAATTAATCCTATTGTAAAGTTTTGTACCAGGAATGGCAGTATCATTGTATACTAAATCATTTACATCATTTAACCAATCTGCTGGTACAGCAGTAACTCCATTTACAAATGTTGTATCACTCATTATTTTCCTTATTTATGTTGAAGTACCAGCGACCATACATCCAGCTATTGCTAATCCAGCTACACTAGTGGGAATAATTGGACAATACTGCATAAAGTTATCTATAGTATGCCTATCCGCTTGAGCACAATCGGCTACTCCAATATCTGCTTGACCTTGGATTGTGATCTGTGTACAGACATATGTAAAGGTGTACTTCTCTGGACGAGTCCATGGAGGTACAACAACTTCCTCTCTTACTTTGATAAAATCTTGTGGGTGGCGGAGTTCCCAATCCTTATGGCAAACCTTTAATCCATCCCACCGATCTTGAAGTTTATCGGAAGGGAAACGGAATCCGCATACATCACAAATAGATACCCATGTACCGGGCCATTTCCCTTTATATGTCATTGTTTAAGTCTTTCAATTTCTTTATTCAAGTCAATCTTCATTGAATCTAAACGAACAAATAGTTCTTCTTTAAATTCTCTGAAGTCCTCTTTCTTGATATATTCATCTTTAATCTTATCGATAGCCTCTTGATGAGTTTTTAACTTATCTCTTAGATCGTCACTAGCATACTTCATAAAGAACATAATCATGCCCATAAGAAAATTAGCAACTAACGAAAAGATTGACAATACTGCTGTTAATTCCATAAATCATTTTATCCCCATAAACTAGCGTGTGGGAATGCTAAGTAGCAGGTTCCATTAACAGTAGTAACGTTACCAAAGTTAATCAGATACAGGATATGTGTAGCTCCTGGAGGAGCATCAGCAAAAGTTCCCCATGCGCCTAATTTTTGATCTTGCCAAACATCTTTTGTGTAAGTTGCTGGATCAATCGTAACAGAGGAGAATGATGTGAATGTTTCAGTAACTTGTGGGACGCCATTGGCATCTCGATCCTGAGACATTCTAGCGAACTGTGCAGTAACAAAGAAAGCTCCTGCTGCCATACCTGCTGTCGTAGGAATCATAAATTCCATTTTAGTAGAAACACGACGATCAGGGGGAACAGGGATAGCACAAGCTGCAGTAAATCTACCTACAGAACCAGTGGTTCCAACTAACTTAGTGAATACAATAGCTTTAGCTACAGTACCAGTAATACTTGTACTTGCTACAGTCTGAGTTGTGTCAACTAGGTAAGTACCTGCGCCACCAGTAGTGCCAGTAAGCTGGCCAATAATCTTAGTACCAGCAGTAACTCCTGTGCCAGACAGAACCATATCTCTAACAAACGCACCAGTAACGGTACCACCAACAGTTAAAACTTCACCAGAAATAGTAGATGTAGTCCCAGTTGCATTTCCAATTGGAGGAGTAGCAATAGCAATCGTACCGTTAGTACCAGTGTATCTATTATTAGGAATAGTATCATTAGTATCAAGGTTGATCCACCAAGTTTGCTGCTTACCAAGAGCACCAGAAAAAGCTGAGTCACCAAACAGATTAGAACGACTCTGGTTATTTAACCGAGCGTTCATTGATGGTTCGCTACCTTGTCGCATAATAAATCCAGGCTTAACTCGACCTGGACCATCCCATAACAAGTCACAAGTGTTAAGGAAGTTCGTAGCATACACGTTATCAAAAATAACGTGAGAGCCAGAATGACGTACCTTGATTAGTCTGTAGTAAGCGTAAGGACCAGATCCACCGGAGCTATTAATGTCAAACACACCCCCAACAAATCTTACAATGCTGCCATCACCATCAACATCAATAAAGCAGTCTCTGGTTGTGATTGCGCTACAAGTTACAGTAGTTGTACCAGCAACTCCAGAAACACAAGGAATATTTCCCATAGTTCTTGGTTGAATCTTATAGCAAGAGTTTGCCACATCTCTAATCAACTCAACTGGTTGTCCATTGACCCATTGTCCTATAGTTGGATTGGAAGTACCATTAGACCTTTTAACGGCAATAGGACCAGAACCACCAACATTTAATGTAATAGCCCCAGTTTGAGTAGACACCGGAACAATAGTAAATCTAGCCCCATCTACAGTAGTATCCAACGCTTGGAAAGCTGCACGAATATCAGAACCAGACCCATTAAGAATATAGTTGTCATTGTCTTCCGCCAGGTTCTTACCACGGTTTTCAGGGTGGCAACCAAAGAAAGTTACACGAGCTGAATTAGTTACTAGGATAAGTTGTCTAGAGTAATCCCAAGAAACACCGTAAAAAGACCATTCAGAAGATGCATCATCAATACGGATGATACAATAGCATAGATCAAACACACCACCAAAAATGGAGCAGTTCTCACCAGCGTCATTACCTGCCTCTTGCCACAAGCCATACGTACAATTATAAACTTGAAGGCCATGAAGATCGGTAAGATAGAACTGGTCACGACCACCTAATCCAGTCTCAAACTCATGAATGTAAACATTCTTGAAAGAAGGTTTTGGAGCATTAAGCGAACCTCCTGTAGAGTTAACCCAGATCCCCTTAGAGCCAGAGGCTGTCTTACCAGGACCAATCAGTTCAAATCCTTCATAGATTCTAGTCTTGGATTTTCTAACGTTAGTTCCGCCAGTTGCTCCAGAAATATAATCAAAAGTCAAACCAATGGTAACAGCGGAAGCATCAATAACACTCATATTACCCACAATACTGGTAGTATAAATATTAACAGACACATTACGTGTTAGGGTATATGTAGCCCCAGGTTGTAGATAAACTACCGACGGAATGAATCCGGCATTAGCTGCTTCAATCGCATTTTCCAGTGATCCAGCAACAGATGGATTTACGTAGTTGGTAGCATTACCACTAGTTCCAGCGCCACTACCAGAAATGTTGGTATTAACAATTACTGACATTGTTATACCCCCATCTTAACCACTACGGTAGCACCAGTGCCACTAATAGCAGTCACATTGGCTCGGACCCATTTCCAAGGGGCTGCACTTGTAAACCCGTCAGAAGCAGAGGTAGTTCCTGATAGGGTAATTGTACCCATAGGAGTAGCAACCCAATTAGTCCCATCATTTGATACTTCAATATTAACTGTAGCAGTTACAGCTCCAGTACCTGTCACTATGGCTTGAAATGTGGAGTAAGGGGAATCTTTGTAGACTCCTGGTTGAACTCCAGTAGAAGTTACTCCACTAGTAGTATTAGTTTCAGGAGTAAGATTATAAACCTTACCAGACTTTAGCCAAACATTATTTGACATTTTGATCTCCCCAAGAGATGAAAGGCGGGCTCACCACCCGCCCCAAATTAACGAACGTACTGAATTTCTAGGTAGATTTCACCTGAAGTTGGAGTACCAGTAGTAGATGTACCAGCTACATAGATAGGAATGTCTCCACCTAATGGAATACTATATGCTTGTAGAATTCCAGTTACTGGGGATAGAATTGCTTGTGTACCGACAGTAGTAAACACATTGAATGCATTTACAAACTCGGTACCACCAGAAGTAGAGCCTATGCTTAGGGTAGCAGCAGAAATACTGTTGCCAGCTAGTTTGGTCTGATTCCAGTATTTGAAACCTAGAATAGAGGCATCAGCAGGTAGCCGAGCAACTAGAGTGTTAACACCAGAGGTTGAGAAGTTAGCATAAGTAAGTTTGATTACCTTAGTAACGACATCCTTTACCTGAAATGTTGGGAATGGACCCGCTGAGTTGGGATCTGAGAAAATTAGAGCCATAATTATTCCTTGAAAAAATAAACCCGCCGAGGGATTAGCCAGGGCGGGTTATGTTTAGTTAGGCACCTTGGCTACCATAGATAGCACGGGGATCAGTCCAACCGAAACTATAACGAGCAGAGGCCTTGTACTTAGCGTTTTCGGTATCGAAGTCTTCATCCATTCCGAATTCATCACCACGACGTTCAAAATACTTCAGACCATGTTGCACATCAGTGCGGATGAACCAAGCGTCTTGATCAGTTAGATAGTGATTAACAATAATCTTGGGAATTAGTCCCATTGCCTTTAGAGCATTCAGATCGTTGTTATCCGTACCAACTCGGCCATCAGTCTTAAGAATACGCTGGGCTTCAAAAGCTAGTTGACGAGGAATAATCAGGGACTTAGGCAGAACCTTGATCAGAAGACCGCGGTCATTAGTAAATCCAGCGATATCGATACAAGCTTGTTCTAGTGATGCTTCTGATAGGTCAGCAGCAGTTGCAATAATGTTACTCCAAGTACCACCAGCAAAGTTAGGGTGACTAGAAGCAATCATTTGCACTGCATCACCACCAGTATAGTTAGAATCAAAAGCGCGGTTATAAACGTTAGCACCGTTGATTTCTTTAGTCTGACGCATAGAGAAGGCTAGGCCTTGTGCTTTACGCTGACCAACCACATCATACTGGTCGTCTTCGTAGATTTCGCGTGTGATGATGAAACCCAGTCCAAAGACAGTGTGGTTATACCGAGTGATGAAGCCCTGACGTTCGCTGTCATAAGTGATGGCAGCACCTTCACCCTTTTTGACTGCTAGGCCAAAAGAGCTGATACCAACATCTTCTTCAAACTGCTTACGTGAAGTATATGTATCGAATAGATCAGTATATTCTACTGGATATTCGTCATAAGCTTTACCATACCATGCGTTAATACCGGGCCATAGGGCCTTAGCAAACGAGGAACTATTAATAACTGACATGTGTTATTCCTTTCTAAAATTAAGTACCAGAAGTACCAGCGCCACCAAAGATATTGGTATTGAGAGTTACTAGTAGTTTCCAGTTAGAAGAATCAGACATGTCTTGATCAGGACGTTGTAGCACGCCGATAATCTTCAGGGGAAGGGTTGGGGTTGCTGCTTTTGTGGACATCTTAGCAGTAAATGCAGACATACCAGTCGTAGTTGAACCTGCAGTATAATTCAGACCGACGTTGAGACCGATATCAGTAATAGCGGTAGCAGCATCAGCTTGAATTTCGTATACTAGTGTAGGATCAACAGCTACAAAAGCTGTGCGAGCAGTAGAAGCTGCACGATAACCAGATGGGGAATTTAGATTTGAATAATCAGGTACAAATCCTAGTACAACACCCAGATGTAGATCAGCATCAGCAGTTGATGCAACTACTTGAGCAACACCATTTGCATCAGCCGTTCCACCAAATTTTACCAGGTCGCCAGTAAAGGCAGCTTGGCTGTCTCCCGTTAGGAAGGCAAAAGTTTCAGTCTGACCATTCCAAGGGGCACCAGATAGGTGACGCACTGGACGCAGACCTTTAATTCGACTTACGTTAGCCATTTATTTCTCCATTAATTGCCAACGTATGTAATATGTTTAATCTCTTGTAATAGAAAGAGTTCCATAGTTACCACGTTTAGCATCTTCTTTCATTGTATCTTCCAATGCATCGAGGTGGTCAGCTTTAGCACGTTGATCTTCTTCATACCAATCTTTAGGGATTCGCATAACGATACCTTTAGTACCTTGGCCAACTGAAATCTCAGCAGCAGAACCTGTAGCAGAGGCAGTATCAGCTCGTTTGTCACCAATTTTGACAGACTTAGCATCAACGACTTCCCAGCCATTTTGTTTGAATGCATCAACACGGTCATCCGTGTCGTTTACAATTCTGTACTCATAATTAGAATCCTTATTATGAACCGTTAGACGGTTACGGGTTCCTACTGGAGTACGTTTTACACGCCCTCTGGGGCTCTTGACGAGGTTTTCAGCCATTATTCTAATCCCTTCACTTTACGAAGATCGGCAATATACTTTTCTTTGGTCATGGTGCCACTACGGACTAGCGTATTCATAATATTACGCTCTTGATCAGTTAGTTCAAATTCACCAGAGTCTTTTACTCCGGACCCCCGCTTGCTAGAATTGCCTTCTACAGTAGGGGCAGAATCCTTATTTGGATTTCTGAATTTATTAGGAAACTCTTTACGAACTTCTTCTTCAACACGTTTTAGAATTTCGTTACGAGACACACCCTGTGCGTGTAGCTTCATACCAACATCATCTGCAAATGCAGCCATATGTTTATATGATTCATACCAAGGATTTTTGTTTACCCAACTTTGAAATTCTGGATTAACAACTGGTTCAGGTTCAATCCTAAGTTGTGCAGTTTGTTTAATCTCTTTAGCTTGTTCTTTAAAAGTATCAATCTGATCTTCTAAAGCTTCAAACTTATCAATATCTCCATCTACTAGAGCTTGCTTTCGAGCATCCTTAAGATCCTTAATTGCTCGTGTATATTCAGTTTCTCGGACCTTAGAATAATGCTCTTGCATTGCTTCTAGTGCTTTACGCACTGCCTTAAGTTCCTTGCTTTGAGATTCAATTCGTTTGATGGGTTCATCAAGGGCTAGGAATACTTCTGCTGATTTCCACCGTTGTGGATCTCCAGTGTATTCTTCCTTTGGTACCCACCCAAGTTCTGTGGCTCGTTGTTCAACATCAGACAATACTGGTGCTTCGACCTGTTTCTGTTCTGTGTTTGTTTGAATGTCTTCACTCATATTATTCCTTTACTAGTTTGCAAATAACATCTTCATCATTTAGAATGAGGTATGTTTCTACCGAATCTGGATCTTTAATCAGTTTACCACCATGTCTTGCATAGGCAACTAGATCACCAATAGCACACCATGGTTCTCCACCAAAATCTTTAAATGCTGTAGAACCAATATCGAGAACAATACCTTTATCAACGGCAATCTGTTCTTTCTTTAGTTCTAATTCTGGAATCTCGATTCCGATCGCTCGTGCGGCTCGGAACGTATCATCTACATCTTCAATCTTTTGTGGTTTTACTAGGATTCTATGTCCTAATGGAATAAACTTCATTCTGGATCTCCCCAGTCAGTATTTGCAATATCTTTTAATGCTTGAATATACCCCTGACGAAACTTAATTCGTTCTACATCAGAATCATCAAATTCTTCTCTAATTTCAAAGACACGCTTTGCAATTTGAGTAAAGAACTCTTTGGTTACCGGGTATGATTGCCACTCTTGGAATTCTTGCTTGGTAACGATTTTGCCATCTCCTTAGCTTGTGATAACTTTTGTGCATGCGTATCTTGTGCATGTTGCATCTGCTGTTGATGCTGGGCCTGCGCTTGAACCATATTAGCTGCTGTACGATGGTACTCTGCAGCCTGTTGGACTTGTGCTTGGGCTTGTTTACTCTGCATTTCGAGGGCATGTTGCTGTGCATTCATTGCCATCTGTTGCTGTTTGTCTCTTGATTCCAACTCCATTTTTTGCTGATTCATTTGTGATTGCATCTGCATCTTCTGAGTTTCCATCTGTCCCTTCATTTGAAGTTCTAGGACTTTTGGATCAGGTTGTGGAGGAGGTGGAGCACCTGTCTGTTGAACTTGTTGTGTAAATAGTTTTTCGTAGTTTGGTTGCTCTTGGGCAACTAGAACACGTCTAATTACTTCTACAGGATCTAGAATACCCGTCGGTAATAGTTCTAGTAATGCTTGGGCTTTCTGCATCTTCTCTGAAGAAGATACTGCATTTGGATCTGCACCAGGGCAGACATCGTAGTCAGAATCATTGAAATCATCTGGACCAATAGTAGAATCTAGTACTTGGACATATGTATTTGGATCAAGATATGTCTCATTCAGTTCATAAATCTTCTTAAACTCTTTTCCAAGGCTTCTAAAGATTCGTTTGTAAACTGCGGTAAATACCTTCATACCTTGCTCTACAGATGCCATAGTTGTAGTAGCAGGAGTATTCTGTCCTGGCATCTTGCCAGTAAAAATTTCTGCTACACTAGCTAACTCCTTACCAGAGGTAATTAAAGCCGTCATAAGCTCAAATAAGACCTTTGATGGTTCTTTTGTGGGCAGGGGTACAATCTGTTTTCTCAGGTCATCTGCTGTAGCATTAACGGGTTTCCACTCACCAGGTTGGAAACGTTGGTCTCCCATCTTTAATCGGAGACCCTTACCAATAAAACCAGACTGTAGATTACTTAATGTACCTGCATCTGTTAACTGGTTAATATGTGTATTAATCGCTTCGTTTAAGGGGCCAAGAAGGGTCCCAAAACCAATATCATAGAAAGAGCCGTCAGGATTAGGAACAAAAGAAAATTTGGTGTAATACTGAGTAGGCTTGATTGAAGTAATCTTCCTTTTGTCATCTTCTTTAATCCCATCTTGTGTAAAACGAGCTACAATTCTTAGAACAGTCCCAGACTTACGATCAAAAGTAACAATATAAGGTTCTGTATAGCCATCATCATCCAAGTCTAAGAAAGTATGACTTTCTACTAGAGTGTACGGAATAGCTTCATCAGAAACATTATAATTACTTAGTGGTAAATTAACAAATTGATTTGATGTAGGATCTGGTAGTTCTTTATCTAGAAAAATCTTTTGATTCTTACGTTCTTGTAGAATACGTTTAGGCATCTCAATTATCTCGGAGACACGTTCCGCATCTTCAAGGGTTCTTGCCCAATAGTTTACTACTAGATTCTTAGGAGAGATCAGATATGATTTAATCTTTTCATCTGCATTAGAATAGAATGTCTTTTTGAACACAGTGCCTACGATAGGTAACATCATCAACATTCTATCCATGTCTTCTTCCCAGTCACACAGTTCATGCATAACCTGATAAGACATGTACATTGCTACTCTATCTGCTTTATCTTGTTTTACACCATCAGGATCATTACCGATCACAATAGCTTTAACAACTTTACCATCTGATGGGACTAGACTTGGATAAGCTCTAGCAGCAAACTGCATAGCAGCAGTAGAGATTAATGGATACTTAACATTAGAGGCTTTATTCCAAGGAAAGGACTTATCTTCACGTACTTGCATGGCAAGTTTAGTCCACTCATCTATAGAATTTTCCCATTCTTTTCTAGAGTTTAGATCAATCTCAAATTGATATTTTAAGGTTGATCCAATTTTGTTTAACTTTTCTTCAGTTAGGCTTTCCGCAATATTCTTAGATTGCAGAATCTTGTCAATCTCACGTTCTTGCTGTTCTTGAACATCAGTATCCTGT